GCTACGGCTTTTTTGAACGGCGTTGTTTCTCCAATGATGGCCGGTATCAAAGTAGTGACAGATGGATTAAATGCGTTCTTCAGTGGCACGCAAACTAAGACTGCGGGTGGTTTTGCATTGGCTCAAGCATTGGAGCAGTTGCGCCCAAGCTTTGAAGGTATCAGGCAAAATGCAACGCAAATTGCTGAAGTGCTGGGTCAATTCGCAAAGGCCGCACTTGGCGTGGCGCAAGTTTTATTGCAAATTGCTGGCAATCCCGTTGTCGGCTATTTTGCCAAAGTGTACTTAAACGTTCTTGTCTTAACAACTGCTATTCAGCTATTGAACTTGCGAGCATTGATTCCGATGATCGCAAATCTCATTCGATCCGCTGCCGCATTAATTGGTTTTGCCGTTCAATGCGCTCGAGCTGGACAGTCCGCTCAGGCAATGGGGCTTATGGCCCAAACAGCGGGATTAACTCTGAGAACGTTCTTTGCAAGCACAGGTGTTGGCTTGGTGGTGGTAGGCATTGGCTTGCTCATTGAGCGATTTATGACCATGAATCAAGCGCTGGCAGATACTAGAGCCAAGGCTCTTGGCGCCGCTCAAGCTATTCGTGCCATGTCGGCCACGGAGGCAAGGCAGGCAGGATTTCAGGCGGCACGGGATGTTAAATTGCTGCAGCAATTGTCTCAGCAAGAGCAAGTTGGAGGGGTGTTTGGTCGCAAATTCTTAACTCCCAACAAAGAGCAGCAAGCCGCTCTGCAAAGGGCTGGTGTGACCACTCAAACCATTTACAACAAAAAACAGGGATATGGTGTAACGCAAGGTGCGCGAATTGAGGACCTAGCAGGGGCTATTCAGGCTCGTCAAGGGATTTTGCGAGAAGCTCAATTTAGGGAGCGTCAAGTCAAGTTTGAAGAACAACAAGCCACAAAACCTTTATCTTTTGCTGAAATCAAAGGTGGAGGAGGCGAAAGCGGCGCGAAGGAGGCCGCCAAAGGTGGAGCCGACAAGGCCGCCAAAGAGGCGGCTCGCCTGGCCGAGGAAATTGCCCGTCAAGCAATGGCAGCATCCGACGCGCTGTTTTCAGAGCGGCAGCGCTTGCTGATTTTACAGCAAAGCAATCCCATCGCTAAAGCCTTCGCTCAATACACCAGTCAAGAGCTGGTAATTCAACGTGAACTAAATCAGGCCCTTAAAGACGCTAAGGGAGAAAAGGAAAAAGCAGATCTTCGCGAAACGGCTCGGCTCAAGCAATCGGCCAATGCGCTTGAACTGGAACAAGAAATGAAACGTGCGCGAGAAGACGCACTTGCACCCATTGAAGATCTTCTCAAGAGCCAGCGAGAGCAGTTGCGCTACGAAAAGGATGTGAAAGACTTGTTGCAACAGGGGATGCTTCCCGAGCGTGCCAAGCAAGTGGCCGAGGTGCGCAAACTTGTCCGCACGCAATTAGAAAGCCTTGACTTGTCAATCAAAAATGCACGAGCGGCAATTACAGAAGCGGAAGCCAGGGGAGCATCTGCGGATCAAATAGAGCGACTTAAGAAGGCGCTGGAGGATTTAGAAAAGGCTCGCGGCGGCATCGAGGGCAACGGTAAGGAAGCAGAAGCTGGAGTGCCACCATCCAAGGAAGCAAAATCCCCCCTTGACTACATCAAAGAAGGTGCTGCTAGCGCCCAGGAGGAACTTGCCAAGCTCACAAACTGGGGCTATCAAGCAGTAGAAGCTGGAAAGGCAATCGGCAGCGCATTTGGAACGGCGTTCAAAGATTTGATTTCCGGCTCGGCATCGGCGCAAGAAGCGCTGGCCAGCATGATGCAAAGCATCGCGGATCACTTCCTTGACATGGCTGCGCAAATCATTGCCCAGCAAATCACAATGATGATTTATGGGATCATCTTGAAAGCCTTGGGCGTAATGGGGGGTGTTGCGTCTGGACTGTCAGGCGCAGGAGCTTTGACCCCCGGCGCTGGAGCTACAGCCTCACTTCCAACAAGCTATGCAGGAGTCACAGGTGGCACTGCTGGACTCGGCAGTATTGGAGCTGGTGGTGGATTCGGATCTTTCTCCATGTTTGGATTTGCAAATGGTGGCATTGTCACGGGTCCCACTCTCGGTCTTGTGGGCGAAGGCAAATATAACGAAGCAATCGTTCCCTTGCCTGATGGCCGCTCTATTCCCGTGCAAATGCAGGGCGAAAGCATTCGCGACAAAATGGGCAGCGACATGTCAGGAGCTGGAGCATCGCCAATGCTTTCCATGAGCTTCCAAACTACTACCATCAATGGCGTGGAATACGTTGACAGGGCTCAGTTGGAAGCCGCCATGGCGGAAACTCGTAGAATATCGGTGAGAGAAGGCGCTACTCGCGGAGCAACAATTGCTCTTGACAAGCTTGCCAATTCTCCTTCTTCTCGTCGTCGCGTTGGTCTTCGTTAATCATGGCCATTTTCCCATCGCTTAAGCCAACAAACAGACGCCTGACCATGGGGGAGTATCCCACGAAGATTTACCGTGCATTGTCAGGGAAGACTGTTCGCCGCAGCTTTGGCAATCGCCCCTTCGGTTTCAGTCTCGAGCTTGATTATGAAAACGTGCCGGAGGCGACTGTGCAGGCAGTGATCAACCATTACAACACGCAACAAGGGCAAACGATTGGCTTTACTATACCCGATGCAGTGTTCGCAGGTTTAAGTGCAACCACTATCAATCTCATCAAGGCACCGTCTCGAACGCTTTGGTTTTATGCAGAAGCTCCTTCTATCGAGGCTGTGTATCGAAGCATTAGCAATGTAGGTGTTAAGCTCATTGCAGACTTGGTGTAGAGATGAGCAATATTCGCATTGTTCAATATTTTGAGCTTGTAGCATTCACCAATGCTGCCGCTGCCAAAAGCCTTGCAAATTTAAGCACCACTGATACCATTGTCGTTGGTCGCGAACCCGGCTCGATCATCCATCGCTACCAAAACTATTTTGTCAATGAGCAAGTAAGGTGGAACGGAGAACAATATGCCTTTGCCCCGTTTCGAGCAGAAGGCACCACCTCCAATCTAAACGGAGACAACGCACTGGTGCAAGTGCTATTTCCAAACGTAGAAGTGGCCATTCGCCTTGTCGAACAAGGCAACGGCAATAGACTTAGCCGTCTCACGCTTACAACGGCATGGTTAAATGTCAACAATGGCCTCATTAAAAGCTATGCGGAGCGCTTCATTGGCATTGGTGCCGCTTTCTCCGAGACTACGATTGAGCTTAGATTCAGGAGCGCAATGGACAGTGTAGGAGCCAACTTTCCTGCTCGTTCCTTGTCCCGCAATTTAGTGGGCATTCTTCCCCTTAACGCCGATCTTTTCTTGCAATGATACCCTCTCCATCGTCCTCTTTCAACGATCTTATTGGTCTTCAGCATCAATGGGCAAGAAGGCCAGAGGATGGAAGCGGTTTTACTGACTGTTTTGCGCTTTGCATGGAAGTGCGAAAACGTTTAGGACTGCACGATTTCATGGAAGAGTTTGGTTGGGTGTACGAGCAGTGCCAGCCCGAAGAAATTAGCAACAAGCAAATAGTTAAATGGCTATGGAAAAACGCAAGGCAAATCGTAGAGCCACGACCGGGAGCGGTATTTTATCTTCCATCGCCTAATGGCTCTTTGGCTATGGCCGTAATCACTGACAGCCAAAACTGTCTTTTGCTAGGCCCTGGAAAGAAGGTAATATCCCTGCCTTTCGCTAAAGTGGCAAAAGGCAAATACTACTGGGCAGATTGATGAGCAATAATCTTCGCAAGCTTCTGCCGTATGAACATCAACTAGTTGAGACGCTTGGCATTACAAAAGAACAATACTTAGAGTTTGTTCTTTTGCAGCAAGAATACACCGACATCAAGGCGGGCACTGTTTTAGATATTAGAAATTGGGAAGTCGTCGCAATTGTCTTGGCCGTTGTTGGCATACTAGCTCAAGTGGCATCGGCGCTTTTGATGCCCAAGCCGCAAGTTCCTTCAATTACACCCCAAGGTCAGCGTCAGCAAACTCGCGATGATATTTTTGCCCCTCGCTTTGGCTTTAATACCGTCCAAAATTTAGCGAAATACGGAGATCCCGTCAACCTTATTTACACCAATACTGCTGCCAACGCAAACGGTGGCGTGAGGGTGGCCACCTCACTGCTATGGTCTTCAGTTAAAAGCTTTGGCAGTAGTCAGTATGTTCAAATGCTTTTGCTGCTTGGCGCTGGTGGCATTGGGGCCATTGATGCCGATCGCACTGCTTTTGGACAAACTCCCATCCGCAATTTAATTGCACAAAACTATTGGTTGTATTTTCGCCCTAACAATACTGGCATTATTCGCGGAAATGATTTGATATATGGAGGCAATGGCGAAAGTGATCCTGCCGCTGCTGGCGTCGGCAGTCGCAACCTCTACCGTATTTCACCATCGTCATCTACTTCCGCTGGCGACGGATTTAGCCATGCTCTTTCGCCTGCCACATCTAATCAATTTGGCCTATATTCTCCCGTGCCAATCAATGCCGATGTAATTATTCGCAATGAGGCTGGTGCGGAAGAGTCTGTTTCCAGTGGCATTCAAGCCGCCATTACAAGTCCAAATCGTGCGGCTTTATGGGGGTCCAATCTTCCGTCTAGCACTTTGCGCTCCGTTCCTGTTGGGTCCATTCTCACTGTTACTCTTAGCGCCACTAACAAGGAGGGATTGTCAACAGTTGAGCTGGAGGCCGCCGACCAAAGACGAGCATTGTCATCTGCATTTGACAACGCCGCCATCTTCAAACTTGGTTCGGCTAAATTTAGCGTACTTCGTGCCAACAGGGGATCCACGGAGGAGGGCGATGTAATTGTCACATTACGTTGCATCGAACAAGGACTTGCACCAAGTGTGGCTTACAATATTTCCAATGCAAAGCAAGATGCAAAGAAAATAGCGGAAAGCGATCCAACATATTTGTCGTTAAGAAATACAGCCAACAGCCTTCTCAATGCAGATCAGCGCAGGGACATTTCCACCGCCCAAGCACTCTTAAACGCCGGCAATATTTTCGTTTATCAGCAATTTAGGACCGTTAGTTATGGTCGTGGTGGAGGATTTATCTCCACCGGCACCCGACTTGCATTTCAAAGAAATTTAACCGAGGGCGAAAAGCAAGCCCTTCGCGACTTTATTACTTACGAAGATGATATTGCGCGAGGAATTAGATCGGACAATGTTTTCTTTACCAAGGTGCTTTCAAAGGTTGAGAAAGCAAGTTACGAAACAATTTCTCCTTGTCATATTGTTGACTTGGCGATCAAGGCTAGGTCTTTTAGGCGGATTAGCGGGCGTCAAGAGGTTTATGGTAGTAATCGCGTAGCTGGCTATCCGATTAGCGACAATGGTATTAAGCTAAGAACTGCCATGTTTTTGGTTAAGTACAAAAGATCCACCGATGCAGGGTTTTCCTATGTCAAGGGCATTTTTGTTGTAAGACGCGCTGCTGACAATGACAATTTTGTTTACTTGCGCTTTAATTCTGGGCAGTCTGGACTTAGCAACTCATTTAATTGGCACTTTGAAATAGAAGCCGTTCAAGATACAATTGCTGAATTCAAGCAAAGCTTGTTAAATGAAGGCAATGCATATCGTTTTTTCTATGTAGAGAACAGTGGAAATGCCTCGACTATTTCGCTAGGGCAAGGCCGAACTCTTTCTTTTACGGGAAGCATTGTCAACAGTACCAATTTTTTACCTCCATTGAACAATTCCCCCGTCCAAACAAACGAATGGGACTTATTTAATAATACTGCGGACACTCAGTATCAGTTTTCTTTTGACAATGGGCCAGAATTTACGCTCGGGGCTGTCAGCGAGCAAATTGTTGAGCAATTTAACAACTTTCCCGGCCTATACCAAGACGCATCGCTTGTTGGCTTTAATTTGTATTCCGGCAAGAATGTGCAAGATTTGCGTTCCTTGAGCATGTTTGTAACGCAAGGGCGCCGATCAAGACTATTACGAACTTCTGGGACTATCAATGGTGTTTCGTGGGGGCGGCCCAATTTTGAATATCTTTCACCTGTCCCCAATGGCTTTGCAAATACCGCTCCCGACATTTTTGTTGACACAGTCCTTGACTACAACGATGGCATCGGGAAATATGCTGGCGATTTGTTCTCAGTTGATCTTGAGCAGCTATCCAGAAGTAAGAAATTTTGTGAGGTGAATGGATTGTTCATGGACGGAGTGATTGCTGAGCCGTCTTCATGGCGAGAGTTTTGGTCGGTGCATTCTACTTTTAGCCTGCTTGAACTTGCCAAGCGCGATGGAAGGGAGACGCTTTTGCCTGCAGTGCCCTACGACGCAAACACTGGCGCCATTTCTAGACAGGTGCCAATTAGTGCATTGTTCAATCAAGGCAACATTCTTGAGGACAGCTACAAAGAAGAATTTCTTGACTATGGAAGCGGCACCGAAGATATTGTTGCCACTATTATTTTCAGACAAAATGAAAGAGATGGCGTATTCCCGAAAAACAACAGTGTAGATGTGCATTTGAGCGATACCAATGCAGATCTTGCCATTCGTGAAACCATCGACCTTTCATCGTTTGTCACTCGCAGAGAGCAGGCAATCCTCGTGGGCAAGTTTCTTTGCCAGACCAAGCGTCATTCTCGCCGCGCCCTTGAATTCAAAACGTTTCCCACGGACAGCTTTGTGGCGCCAGGAAGCTACATCTATGTGGAGCTGGCGCAGAACCAGTGGAATGGCATCCAGACTGGCAGCATTGGCCCTAGAGGCGCTTTGGACCTGCCCCTAGCTGGATCCATCGCCAATGGCTCGTACCAGTTTCTTCTTTACAATCCCAACGCCACCACGTCGGGCACTACTGCATTTAATAGCGTCAGCGTTTCCAGCAATACTGCATCTGCGCTTGCCGCTTACGAAGGATATATATTTGTGCTTGGTACTAAAATTAAAAATAAGAGAGTGTTCAAGGTGACAGAAGTTGCGATGGATGAGGAAGGCGAGGTGACCGTGCGAGCCGTTGAACACGCCGTGGATGAAAACGGACTCTCTCTAATCAGCAAAGGATTGGCGGCAAGAGTGGCTGGACTGTTTACAATTGATGGCCGTCCTGAATAAAATGCTTTTAGAATACAAGCAACAAACTTATTGATTTTCCATGGCTTTCTATACTGGCCGCTCTGGAAGCCTGTCGTTTGGCACCACTGATAGCACGGCGCCTTCTAGTTCATTGTCCGCTCCCACCAATATTCGTCAAGTGGCGAAAATTCGCGACTGGAGTCTGGACACAACTGTTGAACTTATTTCTACTAACTCTATTGACAGCGGGGTTAATACTTTTACGCCCGGCGTAAAGGGAGCCACTGGTAGCGCCACGTTGATCTACTACAGGCTTGAAGGTAGTGAAGTAAATACGCTTTATGGTTTTAATACTTTGCTGGCTAATAGCCTTGGCAAGACTGGCTTAATCACTGAGGCTGATCGAGTGTTTTTGGAGCTCAATGCCGGAGGAGGAGCAAATGATGACATTAAATTTTGGGCCTACATCACTTCGATTGGCGTGACTGTATCCACTGGTGAACTTTCCACTGTTCCCATTCAATTTACGATGGATGGAGATTTCGTGGAAGTTCTTACTTGATTTTCAATGACATTCTTCGCGGGGCACACGGGCACGGTTCGATTGCGTCGTAGCACGCAGGCCACGTCTTTTGACACGTCTATCGAGCCCGATGATGTCAATACCATTTTGAATCGTTTTAGTTTTGACGGTTCAATGGAGAACGTCTTAACAGGCGATCGATTGGTGGTGAGAACAGAAGACGCTCGCAAGCTTGTATTTCTATCTCCGTCGACATGGCCGCAAGTGAATGAACGACAGGCAGGCATTGCTCTGTACGCAAATGTGAACGCTGCTGGCGGCATTCGCCTTTTCAGAGACTTTGAGGATGCGGTTAACAATGATCGAGCGAATGAGTTGCCGCTCATTGCTTTTACTGGAGAACCACTGCCTGTTACCATTGAAATTCAAGACACCGACTTCAACACTCTTGGAGGCGTCACTGGCTTTACGCTTCAAACAGAAAGGGAGGCTGTAGAAACAACGGCATTGAGCGATAAATTCAAGCAGCAATATTCAGCGGGGTTAATCAGTGGCAGCGGATCCATTGATTGTCTATTTGCCTACCAAGGAGCAGCTAGTAGTCGTCAAGAGCTGCCAGTGTTAATGCTGCAAATTATCCAGCGAATAGAGATTGGTAGCTCTTTTGAGGCACAATTGTTTCTCACGGATGATAGTGTTTACGGCAGTACATTAGATGTGTACTACCAATTTGAAGGGGTGGTCACCAGAGCCGGAGTAGAAGTTAAAAGCGATGCCATTATTTCCACTTCCATTGATTTTCTGACCACTGGGGAAATCAAGTTGTTAATTGGACAAGCGCCGGGTTATGTGCTCCAAGAAAATGATGATCGCATTTTGCTTCAAGAACTTGGCGTTGATGCCTTGCTGAAGGAAGTCGATGATTAAAGAAAAGAGGACAATGGCTAGAATCAATGCAATTCTCACGATAGTGTAAGATGGCGGACCAAACAATCTCCCAGCTAAATCAGCTTACTGGGGCTGCGTTGGCTGCCAATGATCAACTTCCTATTGTTGACATTA